ATCCTCGACAACGAGGGGAAGTTCGATCTCGGCACGAAGCTGACTGGTATTTCCCTGCGGCTCGTCAACGCGAAGCTGGCATTCGAGGCGCGGGGTGGACCTTCCTGGGCGGAGTGCACGGTGACAGGTGGCAACCTTGCCGCAGTCGACGACGTAGGATCTGCGGTTTGGCCCATCGAGTTCACCAACTACACCTCCGTCACCTTCGAGTCCGACGTTTCGGCGGCGCTCATCAGCGGCACGGGCGGTGCCCTTACGCCGAGTCAGGAGGCTGAGTTGACGCAGGCTGCGACCGAAGCGAAGAAGGCGAGGCAAGCGGCGGTGAACAAAGCCATCATCGCGGTCACCGACGACGAGGTGACCATCTACGAGGATGACGGACTGACTCCGTTGTTCGAGTTCGACATCAGCTCGGACAAGCGGCAGAGGATACCGAAATGAGACGAGGGCGCGTGACCCCGGACGTTATCGGGGGATTGGTGGTTACAACGGCGGTGCTGGTCGTACTGGTGGCTGGCGCGATGGCCCAAGTGCCACGCGGGTCAACCGGCAGGGCTATGCCACCGCCTACTCCCACCATCCTCCCCGACGAAGCCTACGAGATGACATGGCACGAGACACCCCAAGCCTACGGCGGGTGGATCATCGGCTTCAACGACGAGGGGGATCACATCGTGGTTCGCGAGTGCAAGTATGAGGGCGATGTGTTGGTCTGCACCGATTGGGTCGTGCTCGAACAGGCCCATTGGAAATGGCTGAAGCGCGAAGTCAGCCGCACGATGAAGTGGTGAAGCATGGACATCTTCCCTGACTGGCTTGGTGAGATCGGAGGCGCGGGTGAACCGTACCCGGTGCTGGTGCAGGGATTGGACATCCAGGTGAGGGTCGATGACATCGCGGTCGTGGTGACCGACGATGACGTGGCCGCAGCGGTCGACCAGGACGACCTCGGCGTGGCTGTCGAGGTGCAGGACGTGGACGTGGCGCTCACCGAAGATGACCTCGACCTGGAGGTGGACGGATGAGCGACCTGACCCGCTACCGTGGCGATACCAACTCGGTCACCGCCACCTTGACCAACGCGGACGGCACGCCCTACGACCTCGCCAGTTGTAGCGCGACCCTCACTTGCGCCGACCACGAGAACCCCGCCGATGGCCACACCCCGACGTACAGCATCGCGGGGACCATCTCGGCTCCGGCCACGGGGGTCATCGAGTTCGTCTACACCGATACTGAGGCCGACTTCGTTGGCACCTACTGGTACGACATCAAACTAACGGACGCCGCCTCGAAGATCAGAACCTTGGTGAAGGGGCGGCTGATCTACAAACAACGGATCTGGACGTAGGGGGCAGGCATGGCATTAGCACAGCGACTCGCCTCGGCCCTCGGGATTGGGAAGGCATCACGGCAGGTGGTCACCGACGCGGAGGCGGTGGTCGCCGCTCTCCTCCCGTACAACACCAAGCGGGCACCGGAGCGCGGCGTGACCGGGATGCTGAAGGCGTACAACAACTCGCCGTGGTTGCGGGCCATCTCGTCGAAGGTGGCTCAGGGGGTGGGTCGTGCGACGTGGCAAATCTATGCCATTCGCAGGGAAGGCACCGAACGATATTTCAAGCATCACGAACTCCAACAGGTCGGTGTCAAGCGGCGGGATTTCAAGCGGCGGGACATCGATGTGCCGGAGGGAACCGAGTTGGTCGAGATCGCGGTGCACCCTGCGCTCGAACTCATGGCCGGTGGTTCGTACGGGATGCCGGGGAACCTCGGTCGGCAGACCACCCAGTTGTACTTGGAGTTGGCCGGTGAAGCCTTCTGGCTCCTCGAACCTCGGGTGGTCGGCAACACGATGGTGCCGGTCAACTTCTACCTGATCCCTCCCACCTGGGTGACCGACGTGCCGTCCTCGGAAGATGGCAACTTCACTCTCGAAAGCCAAGGCAACACGATCCGAGTCCCGACCGAGCTCATGATCTGGTTCCGCAACCCCTCGCTCACCGATCTCTACGGTCGAGGCGTCGGCCACATGCGGGCATTCGGTGACGAGATCGACACGGACGAGTACAGCGCGAAGTACATCCGTTCCTTCTTCTACAACTCAGCGAGGCCCGATTTCCTCATCTACGGCAGCGAACTCGACCCGAAGGACATCAAGCGGTTGGAGTACGGGTGGATGCAGCAACTGCGGGGGTTCCTGCAACAGCACAAACCGTTTTTCCTCAACCGAGAGGTGAAGATCAAGGAGTTGTCCTACAAGTTCAGCGAGATGCAGATGATCGAGCTTCGGAAGTGGGAGCGGGACATCTTGGTGAACGGTCGAGGGGTGCCGCCCGAAATCCTCGGCATCGTCGAGAACAGCAACCGAGCCACCATCGACGCCGCCGACTATCTGTTCGGCAAGGGGGTCATCGACCCGGCGCTCGACCTCATTCGGGGTTACCTCCAGCGATACCTGATGCCGATGTACGACGACCGGCTGATCTTGGGCTACGACAGCCCGGTGCAGGAGGACAAGGACTACCAGTTGGAGGCATTGAAGGCGGCACCGTGGAACGCCACCATCAACGAATGGCGGTCGGTGCAGGGCCTCGATTCGGTCGAGTACGGGGATGTCCATGTGTTCCCGCTGAACCAGAAGCCTGTCGACTTGGAGTCCGGTGAGTCGGTGCAACCGGAAGTCGGCAACACACCCGCCTTGACGCCTGGTGAGGATGGCGAGACGGCCCTTCTGGATGCGTATGAGAAAGGGTTGCAGCACGGCTATGACTGCGGCTGTAAGTTGCACGGCAAGGGCACCACCATGCGCCATGGCGTCGCCAATGACGAAGCCCTTATTGCCCCTATTCACGATGAAACCGGACGCGCCACGGTCGATTCCCAAGGAAACCAGAAGTCCATCGGCGGCGAGCACGCCATCGAGTTGGCTGAGCGGCTTGGCCCTCAGATGATGGATGACCTGATCGCCGCCTTCGCCGAGCTGCAGGCCAACGTTGACATGACCGCGCTGATCGCCGCCCTCGACAAGGGCGACATCGAAGCGGCGTACCGCATTCTGACCAGGCTCCCGGTGGATGAGGCGTTGGAGCCGGCGCTTCAGACTCTCCGCGAAGCCCTCTACGTCGTCGGCGCGGCTGCGGCTGAGGAGATCGCGGAGGCCATGGGCGCGGCGTTCTCCTTCGACATGACCTCGGAAGCGGTCCTTCAGGAGTTGGAACAGTTCGGGGCCGGGATGGTGACCAACGTCAGCGACGAGACGGTGAGCGCAATCAGGTCGGCGTTGGTGGATTCCTACGCTCAGGGCAAGAGCGCGAACGAAGTCGCGAAGGAGATCCGTGGCCTGATCGGGCTGACCGAACGGGACGCCAAGCTCGCGGTGAAGCGACGCGCCGCCCTGATCGAGTCGGGGATGAGCGCGGCAGAGGCCGACGCAGCGATGGAGAAGTGGATCGCGGGCAAGTTGAAGTACAGGGCCGAAACCATCGCCCTGAACGAATTGGTCTATGCTGGCAACAGAGGCCAGGAAATGGTGTGGGAAGCGGCGGCTGAGTATGGGCTGATCAGCAAGACCGAGGCGCGGCGAATGTGGATCACCACGCCGGACGATAGGCTCTGCGTCCTGTGTGCGCCGATGACCAACGCCTTGGCGAAGATCGGTGAGCCTTTCCAGACCTCAGTGGGTCCCGTCTACACACCGCAGGACATCCACGTTCGTTGCCGTTGCGGCGAGACGTTGGTGTTCGTCAAACCAGGAGGATGAGATGAAGCCAAAGATTTTCCTCAGCCGTGACGAGTGGGTGACCGGCCTGAAACTTCTCACCGAGGGGGGCCAACCGCCGCCACCGCTCCGCAAGCTGGTGAATTCGGAGGTGAAGGTGGGGCCAATCGACCCCGCCACGGGCATGAACGACATCAGCTTCGTCATCTCGACTGCCGCCGTCGACCGGGAGAGCGACATCATCTCGGTCGAGGGGTGGGAGTTGGACAACTACAAGAAGAACCCCGTCGTGTTGTGGGCGCACGATTACTACTCGCCGCCCATCGGCAGGGCCACGGAGGTGAAGGTCGATGGTGATGCCTTGGTTGCCACCGACCGCTTCACCCCCGAAGATGTGAACCCGTTCGGGGCCATGATCTATCGGATGGTCAAAGGCGGGTTCCTGAAGGCGACGAGCGTGGGGTTCCAACCGATCGAGTGGACCTACAGCGAGGAGCACAACGGTTACGATTTCCTGCGGAATGAACTCCTCGAGCACTCGGTCGTTCCCGTCCCCGCCAACCCGGAGGCGTTGGTCATGGCGAGCGCAGCCGGGATAGACCTCAGGCCCATGAAGGAGTGGGTCGAGAGGTACCTTGACCACGATCCCGAAGTCCAACATTTTCGAGCGATTCCGGCATCCCTCGTGGAGCGGGCGAAGCAGGAACTCGGCAACGTCGGCGTGACACCTAGCGTGACCGTCACTTCCGGGTTCTGCCAAACCGAGGATTCAGGAGGGAACGGTGGCGAGTGGTATGGGACCACTACCACCACAGTAGGAAACGATACCTGGACGGGCGACAGCACAACCTGGTCCCCCTGGTATCCCGACTACTACCGGACTTACGACCCGAACTGGTGGATTCGCGAGATCGAGAAAACCACCACCGACGAACAGGAGGCTGAGATGGAGGAAGCCATCAAGGAACTCATCGA